TGTCGAATTGCGCTATTTTGATAATCTCTTAGTTTATATTCACAGGGAAATGATGTAAGAAATTTCAGATAATCTTCATTGGATATGTGTTCAATTGAATCGTTTGTTTGGTCAATAAGTTCATATTCTCTATCACTCGCAAAACGTTGTATTCTGTTTTTTAATCCATAATATATTCTACCATTGTCCATGTTGTAAAGATAAACATAACCATCCCATTTTCTTCTTCGGAACATCGGCATGAATTGATAATCTTTTGGATGAAATCGGAAATAATGGTTGAGTTCCATCTTCACTCCCGGCTCGCAAGAGAGTCGCAGATATACCTCGTTCTCTTTTTCCATCAAAATCTGCATAATTATCCAAGTCCTGCAACAAATTTCCTCCAACTGATTGCATTATTAATATGAAAACTTCTATTCTCAATCATCGAAAGAACCGATTTCAGATAATCCACTTTTCCTTCTTGTTCGTTCAATATCTTCTCCGCTTTCTGCAATGATTCGTCAGCTGCAACGTAATGTTTTTCTAATTCGGATTTTGAAATTCGTATATTGTGTTCGGGTGCTCGGCCGTTCTTAGAAATAACCACTTCCCAACGTTGTTGAAAAAGAACTTTCCAGTGAGTTTTGAGATCACTGAGTTTACGTTTTTCTTTGGAATATATGTCTAAGTATTTTTGGTGTAGATTGGGTATTTTCAAAGATTCGTTGTCCAAATCTTTATCGTCAATGTGAGAGTCCTCGCCCCACATTTCCATAATTTCTTCAATTGTCATAATTTTTTTAGTTGTTCAATAGATTTTTTATTTCATAATTTGTATAACGAAATCCTGCGGTTGCAGTAAAATATTCTAAATCAGTATTTGCACTATCGAAATCAAGTGCAGAAATAGAAATTGGAAATGCTTCGTAAAAATGAAATTCCATTTGGGGGTTCATTGCACTTGTCAAAACAGTAAGAACAAGTGTTGAAACTGTTCCTCCCCTTTGAGTTGTATCAGATTTTGCTTTGAGTAAACGATAATTTTCACCCCCTTCTGCCAAACCCAATGCAATTATACGATCATATATTTCAGTCCAATTTTTTAAATGTTCATCAACAATAAATCTGACAGATAATTCTTCAAAATTAACTTTTGCACCAGAATATGGGATAGTTACATATGGTGTTGGAACATCTATTGCTTCAAGTGAAATGCCAGGAACACTTGCTGCCTGACAAAACCAAGTCAAATTTGGTGCATCTTGCATTGTCAGTCGAAAACTGATATTTGAAAGATAATTTAAATTATCTGGTACTTTATTTGCTGCGGCCATGAATTTCCTTTTTTGTTCTTCTTACTATTTATTCAACAGATTTTCAAACTCGCCATAATCCATATCTTTTCCAACAAAAATAAATTTAGAATTTGGGTATTCCTCTTCGATGTGTTTGTGTTGACCAATCCAAGAATCTTGATTTTCATTATGAAATTCTGTAATGGAAGAATCAAGAAATATACCATCTTTTGTTTGATCGTGATAATAATCAAACCCCACACAATAAAAAAATGTTTCACTAGGATTTTGTTGACAGGCCAGACGGAGTGTAACTGTATCAGAAACCCAATCTTCAAATGTAGTATCTGACCACCAAGCGATATTTTCAGTTGGATCAGATGGATCAATCCAAATAAAATACATAACTCCTTCATGTGCAAATTGAATAAAATGATCTGTTTTTGGTTGATTCTCTCCGATTTTATATTTTTTATCGGTTGTCTGTTTAAGCGTGTCATAGTGCATACTTGGAATTAAATCGAATCCCCTAAAATAACATTTGTATTTTTTCGTTAAACCATTGGTTATTAATTCCAGTTGTGCATCAATATCTTGACAGACTAAATGGTTTGGTATGAATTTACGATAAATGTAATCACAACCATACGTAATATGTTTTTTGAAAAGATTAAAATCTGAAACGGATTTTGATTGACCATTACCTATCACTATGATCATTCCGGCCTCACTGGAAAATTATCACTACAAACAAAAAAAGGGAGTAGCTTTCTCCACTCCCTTACTGAAATCCTACTATATGTAGGTCAAGTATTACATCAAGTTGGTAATTGCAGCTTTTCTGTAATATACATTAAGGTGAGGATTAGATCCAAGAACACCTGTCATACGACCAGTTGAAGCATCTGCATTTTCTGCAAATGGATTTGCAACCAGACCATAACGTGTCTTGAAAGCAATCTGTGGTTGAAAACTAGAACTGTCAACCGCACGAACCATTTGCAACGGAACGTATGGGCAATAGAAAATTCCAGCATCCATCGGTGAATCACCTTTATAACCTACACAATAAAATTCTTGTGCATTCGCATCAGCATATGGATCAACATATACTTTATAGCGTCCGTTAAGAACACCAGCAAAAGTAGTCGAAGCGGTATCTGTATTCAGATCTGTGCTCATTGCAGGAGCATAATCCAACATACCGGCCATCTGAAGGGCAGAGGCTACATCAGATGAAGTCATCAGAATGTTTCCTTTTCCTCTTCGTGTGTCTTTACCAATCTGATTTGCATCTTTTTCAATCTGCATCATCAGACCTTTGAACTTCTCAACCATCCAACGACCATTGGAATCGGTATCAAGGTTAAAAATACCAGCAGTAGTACATCCAATTTGGGCACCAACTGCGGCGTTGATATAAATCTTACGAACAACCTCACGGTTGATTTCTGCAAGAATTTCCATAGACAGAATGTTAGCAAGTTCTGCTTCTGCATCCAGACCATGAACTGCACGTAAATCCTGTGCAAGTTCCATTGAATAGGAACCCTTCAGGGCACGTGTACCAGCGGCGATTGAAATCTTCTCAATCGAGAAGGACATTTCACCACTAACATCGCCCTCACCAGCGTCTGTTTCCAGAGCACTTGATGCACCAAATTCTACTTGGGTTTGTCCAGTACCATCAGTACCAGTAATCAAAAGACCAGGCGTCTTAACAATATCACCTGCATTTGTTACACCCGACTCATTTGTAACAGAGTCAGCATTGACTCCAGGCATTTCTGCACCTGTCATGTCATTGACACGACTCTTGAGTGCGAAAATCAATCCAGTTGGGCCGGACATGGGTTGTACACCACAAACATCGTAAGCTACGAGTTGAGGCATTGCACGCCGAACCATTGAGATCAAAACTGGATCTGCAAAATCGGCACTAACTTGAACAGAACCACCAGCTACACCACCCAAAGATGGGTTAGTAGATGTTAATCCTATTACAGTAGTAGGGGTTGCCTCCATCAAGAGTCCACTACCAGTTTGGTCTTGAGCATATTGCGATTCAACATTTTCAAGACATATAGCAGTGACTGCTCTACGATATGGATCTGTGATCTTAGGAAGATCTGGATGATCCAATACTGGTTCCCACTTCTTATTAATTGTTTCTGAGAGTTGCATTTTTAAAACTCCTTAAATTGTTAAAAAAACTTAAAATTATTATTAATTACGAGCAATAGCTTTACTATATGCTTCCATGATGTTATTCAACTTAGGTTCAGAAACTTCTTCTCCATCAGATGAGACATCACTTTCTTGTTCAACATTTTCATCTTGTTTAGTTTGATTTGGGAAATAACTTTCCTTGATCGTCTTAATTTTGTTCTCAAAATCATCTGCATCATCTTCGTAAGAAACACCCTCTACGAGAGATTTCATCTTTTCAGATTGTGTGTCTGCAAGGTCTTCGCAAACTTCTTCCAAGATCTTATCTTTACGATATTCGTTGAGTTCACTTGTAACTTGAACGTTATCATCAATTTGAGAATTTAATTTTTCTTCAAGTTCCTCAACCTTGTCGTAAAGGCTTTCAACGATGTCAACTTTTTCGTCTGGAACTTCAATATAATGTTCAGTAAAGAGATTTTTAAGTCCGCCCATGAACTCTTCAGTAAGTTCACTTTTCAATGAACTATCAAGTGCAATTTCGTTCTCTTTCATCCACTCTTCAACTACGTAGTTGAGATAACCATCGACTTTTTCTGTCAATTCGCCACGGAATGAAACAATCTCTTCTTGAAGATTGGTTTGATACTCTTTTTCGAGATCATCAATCTTTTCGGTTGCAATTTCCATCACTTTCTGATGTACTGCTGCTTCGAAAATTGTTGCTGCTTTGGTTTTAAACTCATCTGTAAGTTCTTCACCCTGTACTAATGCTTCGATATCTTCTTTGACATTAATTTCTGGTACAACAACTTTA